GATCAAATTGTAGCAGAGTTTTCTAACTCTGCATAGGCTTTTCTAACCAAAACAGACAGTTGTCGAGCCATGTTCCTCTGTTCTTTGCCAGCCATCTCACGAAGCATCTCGTGATCATCGAGCAGCATAGCCACGTTTCTAAACTTAGGCAGTGGCGGCTCGAGCTTTTGTTTCTTAGCCATAAGTAATCCTCTAAAAGTTGTCGCCCACAGGTAGCACACATGTGGGCGACACGCAAGTTACGTCTCGTAATAGTACATCGTCTCCGTTCCCACGTTCTCCATGGTCTTCAGAGCCTTCTTGATGTTCTCCTCAGAGGCACCCACAAGCTCAGACAACTCTCTCAAGCTATATAAGTCAGGCGCATCGCCATCCCCCATCGCCTTTCGAAGGTTGTTATGCAAACTTGCAACTTGGTCCTGCGGACCCACGCTCTGGGCCTTGATAACCCGCCACGGCGTGTCTCCTTTGACATCCCCCGAGTTCGGGATCATGACAGCGCGTGTCTCCAACCCCTCCTCGAGGTCAAAGGCTTTCACCACCTTGGCAGGGATAAAGCACCGCTCTCCCTCGTCAGTAATCCCAAACGCTGTTTGAGTGTCCATTATGTCCAAGACAATAACCGATGCCTCTTTCAAGATGTCGTTAAAAATTGGGTTCGTATAGTTCGCCATTTGCTTCTTTCTCCTTTAGGTAATTTAGTTCGTCTACTAGCTGCTCGATCCTCGGATCTGCGGTTTCTTCCCACAGTATGTCATCGATCTGTTTGTCTAATTCTTTAATCCTCGTCGGGATGTACGTTAGAAACGGGTTCATCTTTACTCCTTGGTAATCCGTATCTCGATTTAATCTGACGCAATGACTTGATAGTCAGACCCATGATATCCGCCGCATCGTTCAAAGACATCTCACGTTGCAGCAATTTGTTTAGCATCGCCGCATCCTTGGATAACGACAACTTCGGACGCCCACCTTTATTCACGCTGGTGTGCTTCTTAAACCCGTTCAACGCGCTGTTGCTTACCCCACCATTCCAACGCGGGTTTACCACCTTGTCCTTGATGTTCTGAGCCAACCACGCCTGCCGATACAGATCCTCGTACTTAATGCGATCAAACTCTCTCATATCTGCTTACCCGCCTCTCGAAGGTTCTTGACGTATGTGTCAAGCTCCTCACGCGCAGCAAACAACTCACGCTGCACATTGGGCCGCGCATCACGGCGATACCGCTCGTCCTGCAACGCATCAACCTGACGCTTGAGCCAGCTTAACTGTGCAGCCTGAAAGGTTGTTAAGTCTTGATCACCCATTGTCTACCTCCGGTCTAGCTCGAGGACGAACGATCCTTGAAACCTCCTTCGTTACCTCGCAAAACATCATGATGTTGTTACCATACAAGTCATAAAGCTCCTCGTACAAGGGCATCGCTACGTCGTTCTGCAATACCTTCTGACAATGGTCCTCGTTCTCGAACCAAACCACCGTCTCAAGCTCCTTGCCTTGCATCTCATAGTGCAAAACCAACGCTGTGAAATATTCAATCATCACCAATCACTCCCGAATACCTTGCGAAAGATTTCATCCAACATTCGATCCATCTCCTTATCTGTCATTGCGCTTCCTCCATGTGACACATGATACAGCGCCACCCGTTGCAGCCTCAATCGCTACCGCATGGTCAACCGTAGGCAGCGCCTTCCCCGACATCCAACGCGACAACGTAGGCTGCGCAATGTTCAGGTTCTTTGCGAACTCATTGGCCGACACACCATTCTTGCGAAGCCACTCACGCAACACCACCCCCTGCGGTTTCTCAAACACCCATCGCTTCTGGCTCGGAACCTTCGGTCGAGAAAAATCCTTGGACATAAGTAACTGCTGCTGAATAACCATCGTCTGACGCTGCGCTTCGATCACCGCTTTCTGACACTCAAATAAATATTTAAAGTCCGGATTTTCATCAACCTGCGGCTGCGGCTCCGCTCGCATTTCTTTCTTGGGGTTGCCCCTTAAATCATCAACCACAGGATTATCCGACGAAATCCAATCCAAAGTATCTTTCAACATCAAACTCTCGTCCATCTTGAAATACGCTGCAAGCTCCTTAACATACGCTCGCAACAACCTCTCGCTGCACTTGTTGTGCTCAACCTTCGTAATCCAAGGTTGGGATCTGTTGATCGCCTTCGCCATCGACGTTTGAGTATAACCCATCTGCTTGCGAAGAACCCGAAGCGGATGATCACGAACCTTGATCTCCTCCTCCTCAGACAAAACTCTCCGGTTCTTACTCGACATAGGAATCTTGCCCTCTCGCTTCGCCTTCACTCGAACATCAATCTGTTGAACCCGCTGGTAACTAAGACCCATGTATTCGGCTATCTCCCGATACGTCTGGCCCTTGGTCCTACGCGCCTCCACAACACGCTCCTGTTCTGTCAATGAACCGTTCCCTACCCGTTCACCTCTGTTGTCATATAAATTAAGCATTCGCACACTCCTCGCAAATATAAACATCGTGACCCATTCCAAGCGTCACAACCTCGCCGCAATCACACAACCGCGACACCTCACCATCACCAGAACACTCGTTACATGGCTCTTGGACCTCGTCCAAATAACCAACATCACGACCAAAACCTTGCGGTCGCGCAACCTCGTAAAATACCTGACCCAACCCGTCACATTCAGAACACGCATCCATAATCGGCGTCTCCATCGCCTCAATCAAAAGGTTCTTGATCTTACCCATTTTCTCCCTCCACTAACTTATAAATGATAGTTCCTACGTCCTCGTAATCCTCCAGCGTACCCCAGTTCACCTCCATGTCAGTGTAACCAAAGTCCGCGTCCTCGAACCGCATCTTAATCACTGCGTCCAATAACGTCTCCGCTGGCATCGTAAATGGAACCGCGCCATACTCATTCTCATACCAACCGTTAAGCTCCCTCATGACACAAAATCCAAATCAAAGCTGTAATACGGCTCAATATAACCCCACTTGCAATCAGGGATCTGCATCGAAGCAAACACAGCCCACTCATACGGACCAGCCTCAAACGATACATGCCAAACCTCACTGTACCCAGCAGCCTTGCGTTCTCGAGGCGTCCGCAAATGAACCTCGTAACTCGGATCCATGCCAACCATCTCACACCACTTGCACAAAGCTCGATACAACCCCTTCGCCGCACCAGCCTTCGTCTTGTATGACGCCGGATCCCAGTCCAACGTCATCGTACCCTCTTCCAAACAATCAAAACTAAACATCACTCGTCCTCCTCATAATGCGAAGCAAGCTCATGGTAATCAATCTCACCCAAAGCGCAGTTCAATATGTCACCAACAAAGCCGTTGACCCGCGATCCACTGTCCTCAATTAAATCCTCAACAACCTGCTCAATATAAGCAGCAGTGATCTCACACCCCGCTTCTTGGTCCATGGTCAAGCTGTCGCCTAGCCACAGGTTCACCAACCAAGTCTCTTTGTTCTTCCAACCGTTATAAGACATCACACTCTCCCATAAAAAATATTGTGAATGTAAGCAGGCTTGCTCCGGTCCAACTTAAACTCCGGAGTGTAGTAACCGTGAATGCGACCGCCCTTGAATACAACAATCTCTGTCACCGGACCTTGGTCCTCGAACATCTCACGATTGCGGAAGTACCTCGCCCGTAGGGCCTTGATCGTTTTCAAGCGGGGGCTCAACAGGACCGTGTCGTCCTCGCATATAGCATTGTATGAATACATTTTAGTCTCCTAGATAAATAATTAGATATCGAAGCACTTGTGCTTCGAGAACAACTTAACCACAAGTAGACTTGGAAGTCAAGCGCGCTGAGTACAGTATAGACACTTTCCCACAGTTTTTTTGTTTTTTTTTTTTCAATCCAAATATGGTGTCCCCACCGTCCTCAAACGTCCTCACCATTGATTTTACTTGCTAAAACTGCCCTCATCTGAGTACACTTGCGAGGACGTGAGGACGTTTAGCTGGAGAAAAGTGCTATATAGGGAGCGGTTGCTTTCCAAATCTTGTTGTTGTAAATTGTGGTTAGACCACAACCGAGGTGACTATGGGAAAGCTGGAAAAGAAGATTGAAGAGGAACATGGTCGGACGTTGACCAACCGACAGCGCACCTTTGCGAGGCACATCGTCGAAGGGATTTACTCAAACGCAGAGGCGGCTCGAAAGGCTGGGTATTCACCTGACGTTGCATATAATACAGCCTCGAAGCTGCTCAACGGCAGGGATTTCCCCCATGTTTTGGAATATGTGCAGGAGCTTCGAGAGGAGAGGCAGCGCCGTTACGGTGTCACCACTATCGGTCAGTTAGAACGGCTGTACAAGCTGTCATCTGGCGCAGAGGAGGCAGGACAGTTTTCTGCCGCTATCAATGCTGAAAAAATTCGCGCTGCGCTGGGTGGTCTCACGGTCGACCGGAGAGAAAACATAAACACCATTGATCAGATGTCACGGGACGAGATTACAGCCCGACTTGCTGCGTTGCAGAAACAGTATCCGCAAGCATTTGTGATCGAGGGGACAGCAAAGGACATAACACCAGATGAGCAAGGGACCGGAGGCGAACTTTTGGCAATCGATCAGGACAAATCTGCCGAGCAAGTGCTTCGCCACGAGGATTGAAAACAAGCATGGAGGGGGCGTACCGGACGTTCACGCTGTCTGGGATGGCGTTCCTTTTTGGCTCGAGCTCAAGGTTAGCAATTCAAATGCCGTCCGCGTCTCGCCTCACCAGATCGCGTGGCATATGGCATATTGGGCTCGAGGAGGGGCAACTTTCTTCTTGGTAAAGGCCCCCTCTTTGAAGAGTATATATTTGTTTGAGGGTGACAAAGGTCCTAGTTTGCATGATCACGGGCTCTCTGGGACTGCTGGGCATAGGTTCGAGGGTTTTGGTTCGATGTTCGAGGCCCTGCGGCCCCTTGCGCAGCGATAAAGCCCTGCGGCCCCTCGCGCCGTTTTACACCCGCGAGGCGACCGAGGAACGAGGGAGCCGAGCTCACTAAACATGTGTCGAGGAACGAGACTCAATTTAGACTAAACTTTGTCACGCGACTAGCGTGACTCCATGTATGATAGTAGTTGGGGGAGCCGAAGCCCCCCGTTGGTTACCAGTAGTTGCGTGTTGTTCTGGCTTCGGTTTCGAACATCTCCTCCGCCATGGCCTCCTCTTCCTTGTCGACGGCGCTACCGTCTGTCATTAGGATATCCTTGAGCTCACCTCCTGACAGTCCGAGCATCCCGGCGTATGTCAGGATTGAGAGGTCAGGGTTGCTGTCGTAGTAGTCGCGGATTTCGTCGTCGTTCCATTCGAACATTGGTCTCATTGTGTTTCCTCCGTGTGTAGGTACGCGTCGATACCTGCTGTTGATTTTAGTTTCCATTGTTTGGCTGCTTCTTGGGCGGCACCGTATGATGACGATGCCTCCACTTCGATTGTTCCCTTCTTAACGTGTACGCATGTGTATTGTCTCATGACGTTCTCCACACTCTAATTTTGTCATCTATGGTTCGTGTAGCGATTGTGAAACCCATACCCAATGCTGCTTTTCTCATTGCTATATATTGAGATCTGGTGTCGAGGAGGACGCTGTCTCCAACGCTCATTTTATTTAAAAGGTTTCTCCATACTGAGCGGCGTAGTGGAATTGGAATGTTCTTTTCGATTCTCATGTTATCCTCCTATTGGAACAGTGTGTCGTAGTCGTGGGTTGAAAGGAAGTGTCGGAAGTTATTGTCGACACCGAGTTGGTACGCGTCCCATTCGTCACGGAACTGCTGTGCATCGTCGCCTTGTAAGAAGAACGACCAGCCTGCTTCGTACTCGCGGACCTCGACACCATAGCCGAGGTCCTTCATCTGATATCCACCTATGCGCATGGTAGTGGTTCCATGGCCCGGAGCTCACTGAGGTAGAAGTGATCGTGGTCTCCGAGGGGCATCATCTTCTCGCCACCTAGTACCAGATACTGTGCGTGATCGCGTTGTGCTACGCCCCAGTATCGATACCCGAATGTGGTGAGTATGCCGTTGATGCGCTCGCGTGTTGTGACGGTGGGCCAACCTGCGAGGGTGAAGCCGATGTCTCCGTCGAGTGTGCGCCATGCGATGCGGTTGTTGTGTAGCCAGACGATCTCGCCATTGGTGCGTGTTCGTGCTGCGTTGGCTGCGGTGCGACGGAAGAAAGCCCGTGCGATCTTGTCAGTTTCTTGTCTCATTAGATAGATCCTTTGGTGGTGCGGGAGCCGAAGCCCCCGCGGTTGAAGTTAGTCGACAGTGACCGAGAAGGTGTTGTTGCCAAACCAGTCGGTAATCTTGTGGTCGATGTCGTGCTCGTCGATCATGTCTGCGATCTCTGACGAGTGATCGTAGATGTCGAAGGATGTGGAGTTCATACCCTCCTGAAGATCGTTGACCTTCTGCTCGATACGTTCGTCGACCTTCTCCTGAATGATTGCCATGATCAGGTCAGCTAGTTGATTAGTTTGATTTTCCATCTGTTGTCTCCTGTGTTAGATGG